GCCGCAAGCCGGGAGCGCCGAACAAGGCCACGGTCGTCGTGAAAGAGGCCGCCCAGGCATTCACCACTGACGCGCTGAGCGTTCTTGCCGAAATCATGCATGGCACAGAGCATCCGGCTGCGGCGCGGGTGTCTGCTGCTTCAGCATTGCTCGACCGAGGGCACGGCAAGCCGAAGCAGGAGATCGACGTCGAGGCCAAGGTTCTGTCTCGTGTATCGGCCCAGCCTCTGACGGAGGCCGCATGGTCGGAGCAACATCAGCCGCGTTAGGTGCGGTCGCATGGGCTCCGCAGCCGGGGCCTCAAGCTGCTTTCGTCAACTGCCCCGTCTTCGAGGTCGTCTATGGCGGCGCTCGTGGCGGGGGGAAGACCGACGCGGCGCTGGGGGATTGGGCGATCCACGCCGAGGCCTACGGCGAGCATGCCAAGGGCCTGTTCGTTCGCCGGACGCGGGTCGCTTTGGAGCCGACCATTGAGCGAGCAAAGGCCATCTACAGCCGCCTCGGCGCGGTTTGGCATGAGCAGAAGAGCCGTTTCGTCTGGCCTAACGGCGCCATCCTGTATTTCAGGTATCTGGAGAAGGACTCCGACGCCGACAACTACCAGGGTCACGACTACACGCGAGTCTACGTCGAGGAGCTGACCCAGTTCAGGGACCCCGGCCCGGTGGACAAGCTGAAAGCCTGCCTTCGGTCGGCGGCGGGTGTCCCGACAGGGTTCAGGGCGACATGCAACCCGGGCGGTCCGGGGCACACATGGGTCAAGGCTCGCTACATCGACGCCGGCGCGTGGAAGATCGTCCGAGAGACCTTCACCAATCCTTTCGACGGCACGCAGATCGAGTTGAGCCGCGTGTTCATCCCGGCCCGACTGTCCGACAACCCCCTGCTTCTGGACAATGACCCGCTCTACGTCGCCAAGCTTCAGGTCGCGGGCTCGGCCCAACTGGTCAAGGCGTGGCTGGACGGCGACTGGAACATCATCGAGGGCGCCTTCTTCGACTGCTGGTCGGTCCGCAACGTCGTGCGGCCGTTCCGGATCCCCGATGGCTGGCCGCGCTTCTGGTCTGGAGACTGGGGATCGGCCAGGCCCTTCAGTTTCGGCCTCTGGACAGTGGTCGGCGAGGCCACGGACTGCGGACACGTCACCCTGCCCCGCGGGGCCTTGCTTCGCACCCTCGAATGGTATGGGGCCTCAAAACCGAACGTCGGACTGAAGTTGCCGGCGGAGAGCGTGGGCGCCGGGCTGGTCGGCCTCTACCCCGGCGCCACGGTCGGCAACGTCCTCGACCCGGCGGCTTTCGCCAGCGACGGCGGCCCGACCATCGCTGAGCGGCTGCATCAAGGCGCTGGCCGAAAGATCGCCTTCCGGGGCGCGGATAATAAGCGGGTCGCGGCGCGAGGCGCGATGGGCGGTTGGGATCAGATGCGATCTCGGATGATCGGCCTCGACGGCCAACCGATGCTGGCCTGTTTCACGACCTGCGTGGACTCGATCCGCACCATCCCGGTTCTCCAGCACGACGCCAGCCGGGCCGAAGACCTCGACACTGAAGGCGAAGATCACGCAGCGGATGACTGGCGCTACGCCTGTATGTCGCGCCCCTGGGCCCCGCCCATAGGCGGCGCCGTGAAGAAAAAGTGCAGCCTATATGGCGAGGAAGAGACGGAGGGCTCATGGAAAACGGCCTGACCGTCATCGACACGACGGACACCGATCTGGCGCTCTACCTCGGCTATTACAAGGAGAGCGTCGATGCGTCCCGAACGGCCCGCGAAAAGGCCGAACGCGACCGCGACTATTACGACGGCAAGCAGCTCACCACTGAGGAGTATGCCGAACTCCAGAAGCGCGGCCAGCCTCCGATCGCACTGAACGTCATCCGCGCCCGGGTGGATTACTTGCAGGGGCTGGAGAAGAAGCAGCGCGCCGACCCGAAGGGCTATCCGCGCAATCCGGAGGATCAGGAAGCCGCCGACGCCTTCACCGATGGGCTCCGCTACGCCGCCGACGCCGCCGACTATCAGTCGTGCCGCTCGCAGGTGTGGAAAAACATCACGGTCGAGGGCTTCGGCGGTCTTGAGCTGACGGTCGTCGAAGATGGCCAGGGCGATTACGAGTTCGAGGCCGAAACCGTTCCGTGGGACCGGATCATCTACGACCCGCACTCGACCAAGGCAGACTTTTCGGACGCCAAGTACGTCGGTCAGGTCCTGTGGATGGACGAGAACGACGCGCTGGAGCGCGCGCTGGCCAATGGCGCGGACGAGGCGGCGGCATGGGCGGCCATCGGCGCCACGCTCAGCCAGGTCGAAAGCGGCGACACCTTCGACGACAAGCCCAAGGACACGATCTGGGGTGACGCCAAGCGCAAGCGGGTCCGCATCTGCGTCATGTGGGTCCGTAAGGGCCGGGACTGGTGGATCGTCGAGTTCACGCGCGGCGGCATCCTCTCGGAGATGGAGTCGCCGTTCCGGACCAAGAAGGGCGAAAGCCTGTGTTTGCTGGTGCTGGAGAGCGCCTATATCGACCGCGACAACAACCGCTACGGTGTCGTCCGCGATCTGATCGACCCTCAGGACGAGATCAACAAGCGCCGCTCCAAGGCGCTGCACCTCGTCAACACCGCAGGCGTGATCGCGGACGCGGGCGCCGTCCCGGATAAGGATCAGGCCCGCCGGGAGCTGGCGCGGCCGGACTTTTACATCGAGAAAACGCCGGGGGCTGGTTTCGAGGTCGTTCGTCAGGTGGAGTTGGCCGCCGGCCAGACCCAGCTTGGTCAGCAGGCCATGGCCTATGTGATGCAGTCCGGCCCGAACGCGGCCCTGCTCGGCAAGGGCACCGAGGACCAGTCCGGACGGGCCATCGAGGCCCAGCAGGCGGGCGGCCTGATTGAGCTCGGCGACTTGATGGATGCGCTGCGACGCTTCGACCGTCGCGTCTACAAGCTGTTGGCCTCGCTGATGCAGCAGTTCTGGACCGCCGAGCGCTGGATCCGGGTTACCGACGACGAACTGGCGCCGCGCTATGTGGGGCTGAATGTTCCGCAGATGCAGGAAACGCCCTACGGGCCGCAACCGGTCGGCATTCAGAACAATGTCGCCGAGCTGGATCTGGACATCATCATCGGCGATGCGCCGGACACGATCAACAACTCGGTCGAGGCGTATCAGGCACTGACGCAGGCGATCAGCCAGGCCGCGCAGGGAGGTCTGCCGCCGCCGCTGGTCGCGATCATGATCAAGGCGCACCCTGCCCTGCCGACGCGCCTGAAGAAGGAGTTGCTCGACGCCCTGGAGGCGCTCGGCCAGCCCAACCCGGAAGCCCAGCAGCAGCAGGCCGAGGCCGCCCAGTATGCCAAGGACAAGGCGATGGCCGAGCTCGAAGAGACGCGGGCCAAGACCTTCAAGACCATTGCTGAAGGCGAGAAGACGGCCCGAGAGGCTGACCAGTCGCAGTTCATGCCGGTTCCGACCGGCGATCCCATTGGGCCGATAGCGGCCTGATCCGACCGCCCCGGCATGGGCGAGAAGGGCTGAACGTCGAGGCTCATGCCGTGAGGCAGCAGCCGTGAGACAGTGCAGCAAAGTTGATGAGCGACATGTTTGAGCCGGCCCCCGAGGCCGAGAGCGAAGCCCCGCCCCCCGAGATGACGGACGCTTCGGCGCCCCAAACGACGGACGCGGCGCCGCAACCCGAAGCCGCCGCGAAGCCGGCGGGCAAGGAAGACGGAAAGGACCATCCCTTCTGGTATCGGAAGGAGATCGAGAAGGAGCGGAAAGAGAAGGCCGCTCTGAGACGAGAACTGGAGGCCGCGAGATCGCAGGCCACCGCCCCCAATCTGCCGGACCCCACGCAGGACCCGCGCGCCTACTTCGAGACGCAGCGTGTCATCGATCGCCTCGAGCGATCCGAGGACCGCTTCATCGACAAGCACGGTGAGCCGGAACTGGAGTCCGTCAAGGAATGGCTGACCACGCGCCCCGACATCGAGGAGTGGGCCATTCAGCAGCGCCACCCGTGGGCCGCTGCGCACCAGCAGTACCAGCGCGAAAAGCTCTCCGCTGAGATCGGCGACGATCCGAACACCTGGCGGGAGAAAGAGCGCCAGCGCATTCGAGACGAACTTATTGCCGAGATGGG